AGCACTAGCAGTCATAACATTTACTGCCATAATCCACGTTGGCTGAAAACCAATACCAGTAACTGCCTGATTACCTGTTGCCGCTGTCATTGTAGTATGGCCTACTTTTATTTGACTCCCCCCATTCGCAGAAGGCAGCACCCCAGTTACGTCAGTGGTCAGGTCGATCTGATTCCGCGTAATCACCTGATTTGAGATCGTGAGGTAGTCGGGAGTTCCTGCGAGCGTAACGTCTGTGCTCAGGTCGCCAGTTACCCGGAATACCGCGCCGTCATAACGAAGCTCGTAAATCTGACCAGCCTGCAAATCACCCGCCAGAACATCAGAGCCGTCGGCCCGTTTAATGTTCTTGGCACCATAGGAGTTCACGTTGATCGTGGAGGCTCCCGTATTGGTAACATTGATCTCAACCGCAACCCACATGCCTTGAAAATAAGCGCCGGGAGATGAGTTAAGCGTGACCGCATAGGTATCCGCGCTCCCAGTGGTGGTCAGGGAGCCGTTCAGGTCTTTGTAAAACCGCGCCATAACCGCCATGCACTCTCGGATGACGTTATTGACCGCTGAGTAATCCATGTTCTCAGGCGCACCATCTGGAGGCGCAGAATTGTTATTCGCCGCCGTTACATTCCAATCGTCTATTTCAGCCATTGTTATGTCCTACTGGTTTCGACATATCAGCCGTAATGCCGTACATCGTAAAAGTGAGTGTGTCTGCTGTCCCGGTCTGAATGCCTATGGAGTCATTGGCCTCAAGGTGAAGCCCTGACCCCAATCCACCCGAATCAATCCAGAGCGTATCGTTCGCGCCTATGGATTTGTCGTAGTACAGAGCGTTCCCTGTTGCGTAAGTGGTGCCATTCTGGTCATGGTGAATCCTGCAAGTAGCAGGCGCTCCAGACGTATTACAGACCGCGATAGAGGTGATTTCAGTCGGTACGGTAGCCGTGAACAGAGTCGCCGTACTGGTGTCTGTGGGGCGACTCTGCCCTAAGATGGAGCCTTTAGCGAACATGGGTAGAAATGCCCCCTACTGTGCTGCGTCGATTCTGATAGAATCTAAGCCATGAAAACACTCGCCTTGCTCTTGACCCTTTTGGTTGTTGGATGCACCCCGCATGTCCGAATGTACGGAATCCCCCTAATGTCAGAAGAAAAACGAATAGAGTATTGGCGCGGGAAGTGCGCGTCCTACGGCATAGAAGATAAAACCCCTGCAATGGCAGAGTGCATAAAAGACCAAGCAGTGGCGCAAGGCTACTAATGGACGAGTGGAAGTGGCTTGCAGTCGCGCTTCGCCCCTTCATGTGGGGGTTACTAATCGTTGCTGTAATATGGGCTTGCAAGAAAATCCTTCCAGAAAACATATCAAGCGTTCTCACGATGGATTTCAAATTACTCATTCGTCGCATACGCACCAACCGCAGAGCGACCCAATAGAAACTGATAGCGCGGGTCAAGAAGGATATTCTTCGCGACACCCGGAGCCTTATTTACCAGATTCGCCAAAGCAGGAGAGCCGCCCTTAAGGTAAGCCCTTGCTGCAAGACCCGGAACAACCGCACCAGCCAAGCCATGCAGTGCAGCATCACCACCCTCATTGCCGTAAGCGTATGAACCTCCACCAATAAGGCCAGCCATCATCAAACGATCTGCTGTGCCGGAATTACCAACACCGGGACGGAAAGCCCTACCCAATCTTCCAGCATCATAGAGAGGGGTTTTGTTTCTCCCTCTGGTCATGCCTAGCTCATCCTTTCGAGCCAACTTGTTACCCAATTTGACCGCGCTGACCTTCTCGCCATCGAACATTTCAGCAGCGTATTTGTAAGCCTTCCACTGGCTCCTAGCATCTCTGAATCTTTCAAGAGAGCGACCACTCAACTGACGCTCTACAAGGCCATCAAGAGCCTCTTTTATCGCGCCCAATGCCTGTCTCTCATCACCGTCCAAAGATGCGCTCTGGAGCTTTCTGGTGATCTGAGATGACATAAGTTGATAATCGCCCGAAGTAATCGGCTTACCGTCATCAACCCTCTGTGCAAGTCTGCTCAATGCGTTCCTGACTGTTTCGGAGTCAAAAAGACCATTTACCAATTCATCATCTGCGGCTATCCACGCATCGACAAACTCATCATCAGGCATCATATTTCTGCCTTTGGTCAGACGATTAAATTCATTGCCTATTCTTGTCGCCGCTTTGTCTAGGACTGTCTCAGTGATTTCGTCTACTGGCGTTTCACCCATGCTCTCAGTGATGAGCCTATTAATAGCTTTCAACTGCTTTTCCTTGTGAGCGCCCCATGCGCCTGAAGTCAAAGGGCTAGACTCAAGCGCAGCATCAACCCGCTGCAAAAACTTATTCCCCGTTCTCTCGCCGGGAGACAATGGGAACCCTCTCGCATCTGCAACCTGACTCATGCTCCTTCTAGCAGTGCCAGTTTCATCAGAGACAGCCGCAACCCTATTCAGCAGAGTTTCTGTTGTCGGCATTTGCCTCATTCGGTTAGCGCCTGTCTTGAGCGCCCTGTAACCCTTGCCAAGTAGACCGGGGGCAGCAGATAACACGCCACCTACTGCCGCATTCTCGCCTTGGTTCTCGTCGTACATCAGTCCAGATTGAACCGCGCCAAGCGCCACCTGACCGGGAATAGAAGCTGTACCACCAACCAAGAATGGAGCAATCTCTCCTACTGTCGTGGCGACAGGATGATCATCTGCTAGGGCTGCGTAAAGATCATCTTTCATCTTCTCCCGCGCAGCCCTTCGCTCTTGGCTTTTCTGGTCGCCTGTGGCCTTGTCGTAAAGCTCGCCCGCGCCCTGAACCCACTTATCAACCGTCCTGCCTGCCCCAATAAGACCCGCTTCCATCGAGCCAGTGTCAACAGAGTAATCAAAGTTAGGTGCTTCATCTGGCGCAGTGGCTTTCTGGTATTCCTCGTAAGCAAATCTCAAAACAAAGTCATCAGGCGCACCATCAGGCACATCAACCTTGATGCGATTCCCCTCGATCTCGACAGTGCGAATAGGCATTACTCGACAAACCTCGCCTTGTTTTTAAACTCATCGTAGGTCATACCGCCGCCGACAACCTCAGTCGTGAAGTCCATCTGAGATTTTGCCCTCAGCTTCTCAAGGCCGCGCTCGATGGCATCCCTAAACTCTGCCCACGCCTTTCTAGCATCTTCATCACTCTGCTTTCGGTTTCTGATCCTTGTCAAAGCATCTGTCGCCTGCTTGGTTTCGTTCTCGGTAATCTGACCACCGCCTTTCAACTTCTCGTAAGCCTGCATAAACGCCTGACCGCCTTGCTGATCGAGGTAGCCTAAGAAGCCAGCTTCATCAGTGCCGGGAATGTCCATCCATGTCGAAGGTATAACGTTTTGGAAACCGTAGGCCGAATCAAATCCGGGGTGATTCATCGCGTCATCAATTAGACGGAGAGAATTAGCCGTATCGTTATCAAACAACTTCATTCGATCTTCATAGCGTCTGGTAATCTCATCTGCGTTCATCGTCGCAGTACCCTTACCCTCGCCCATTTCTTCCGGGGTCATAACCTGAGTCGGGGCTTCATCTGTTGGGCTGGTTCTGTACAAGCCACCAGCATATTCGCCGTAGCTATACCGTGGGTCTGCTTTTTGGTCGCCAACCCTGACAGATTCGTACTCACCAGATTGTGGATTATATTTGGTGCCGTACATATAGCCGTCATCGCCGCGCCATAACCCGCCTACTGGTTTCTCTCTTGAGGAAGCCATGTAAGAAGGCATCGCGCCGGGAACCAACTGCATAAGAGTATTGTTGATTTCCTTCTGACCGCTTTCGATGTTGCCTGCACCGCCTTGAACAAGGCCAGAAAGTCGCTCATACAGACCCTGCTGCCGCTTGGCTTCCTGAACCGCTATCTGATCTTGCTGGTTTGATAGGCGCTTCGACTCACGCGCCTGACGAGTCTCAGGAGATATTTCATTCAACAGATACTGATATGCCTCTTTCGGGCTTTTCTGCCGAATGGCATTAGTCCTATCAGCAATATTCCCCGGCTGGTTTGGGCCTTCTGGCATCTGACCAAGCAAGGCATCAATCGCTTTGTTTGTTTGCTTCTTCCGCTTTGGGCGAAAGTACAAAAGCTCTAGTAGCGCGTTTCCCCAAGCCATGACTAATCTCCGAATCCGCTAGAGAACGGGTTACTTACGTCCCAACTTGAACCAGAACTCGTCATCACCGGATTAACACCATTCAACGCATTAATGTACCGCATCAACTGACTCCAACCCTTGTTTTGGTTGTAGTCCCACTTGTCCCTTTGCGCGTTAATCTCAGCCTGACGTTCGCCCTGCGTCCAGTTACCAGACTGCATCAATCGGTCAATGTTGCCGTAATCCATATCCTGCAACTGAGGCGCAAACTCAGCCGCCCTCGCCTTCGCGTTGTGCACCGAATCATAAGCGCCACGCTTAACCTCAGCACCCCTCAGAGCGTTATCCATAAGCCCTTCTGAAGCTCTCAGGGAACGATCATTGAAGGAATTGTAGTTATCCGCTGTCATGCGGTTGCGCTCAAGCTCACGCCCGTAGGCTCTGTCCATCTCCTGACCGGCTCTGGCCTGATCACCTTGATACAGGTCTGAGGCTAATCCCGCCCTCTGGTTATAGCCCTGATCACGAATGCGAGCAGCGTCAATGCTGCGATTCATATCACCTTGATACAGATCAGCGCCGATACTCGCCGCAGTCGTTCCGGCCTGCAATGCCCTGTCCTGCCCAGACTCGTAAGCATTGCCGTAAATGTTCGCACCAAGATCAGAGAGAGAATCACCAAGCTCACCCGCCGCATCACCAGAAGCCAGAGCGTGTATTCCTGAACCAGTCCTTCCAGCCGCACCAAAGGTCGCATTCAAGGCAGGATTAACAACATCGGTGTAGTTTTCTTTCATCTTCCTCGCTGCTGAGTCGTACATCGAGTCAAGGAAGGGGTTAGTTGAACCACCATTGAACTGCTGTCGCAATCCGGTCTGATTCATCTTGTTACCAACAGACTCATTAGGCGCAAAATGCCTGCCAAGCGCCCAATTTGCGGTTTGATCCCCGTACCCGATATTCGAGGCCGCAGTACCGTAGTCTTTCGCCTTCCCTATCTTCTGAGTCGCCATATCGCGCCAATGCCTCGTGCCGTCACGCGCTACACCGCCTGCCGTACCAAATCCAACCCCTTGAGAGTGGGTCAACATCGCGCCAAGCCCCCGATTCGCGCCCAGCATTGCCACATTAGAAGCAACTTGGGTTTCGTGCATAGAAGGAGCTATCTGGTTCGCCGTAGACCTTGACCAATTATGAGCCGCAGTCTCATACGCTGCTGGATTCCGTCCACGATCACCCATCATCCACGCCGCTTGATACTGGTTTTGATTGGGGTCTGCCCTCATGTCAAAACGATCACCAAAATGCGCTGGTGCCGCCCGATTTGAGAGAAGATTGGCCCTCGTGTATGCGTCCGTTAGGAAAGACCGTTGACCTTCCCACGGCTCATTACTTTGTTCGCTCTTGCCGCCCATTTACACCGTCCTCCGATATATAGTCGCTATCGGTTTATATTCCTCGAAACCCTTTTCATATTTCTGCCAGCCGCGCCGACCTTTGAACTCAATCGCAGAGCAACCCTTCTTAGCCGCAAAGCTCGTCAGCAGTTCGTCTGCCTTATGGGGGTCGAACGAGCCTGATATCAGCCAATCAACCCACAAAACCCGCTCACTCGCCCTCTGTGAAATCTCCGTGATTATCACGCCGTCTTCGCTCATCCAAAGCTGAGAACGAGCCGAAGCAATCCTCTCGAAGATATAATCTATCCTAGTACCCGCCTTCTTAACCGACTCTGACAACAAGTCAGCCAGCCGCTCGGCCACTTCAGGCAAATCTACGGGGTGTATCAGTTCCATAATCAAAATGGGGCGAAGGGTTAAGCAGAGAGGGCGCTGCAATAACCCCCCTTAATGCCCCTGTAAACTTATCTCCTGCCTCTCATAACTCTGTCCTCAGTCTCAACCGCTGAAGCATGGTCAAAACCGCCAGCAATCGAAACCTCATACCTTTGGAATCGAGCGTTCTTTCTCACGTTCGCAACTCCCGCAGCATCAAGCCCCGCAGAAAGCGTGTAATTCACGTTTGAATCCAGCTTGTCCCTTGACCCAACCCTGACCGTAATCGTCGGAGCGTTACCGTCTACAATCGGCCTTACACCACGAGTAAAAACTCTCTGGCCTGTTACACCGATCTCTGATGACTCAATCACCGCAGTCAAGGCCGAACCACTCAAGGTAGCCGCTTTGTGGTCTGAGCCAAAGGCCACGAGGTTTAAAGTGCCACCCTTGTAAACAGCAGAATCTACATTGAACGAGGCCGCATCAATGTCAGCCAGACCAAGCACAGACGTCAGGGTATCCAAGTTATATCCCGTAGACGCATACTCTGAGATTCGGTGAGTATTCAGCTCACCGTAAGACCACCGATTCGCTTTGATGGAATAAATAATCACTCGGTTGTTGATTGACGTACCCGAAGACGAAAAGGCCCAGATCACCAAGCCATTTTGACGGTCATAAACACCCTGCATCTGAGAAAGCGCAGCGCGGTCAAGATTGTCACGCATCCATCGAGAGACTTTGTTATCGGACAAAGGAATGCTCTGCCGACCATCAAAGACATAAAAGCCATCGTGACCATAGTAGTAAACAACATTGTTCTGCCAGACCACCGAATCAGGAGCCGGAGTGCCTGCCTTTGGCTCAACAACCTCAATCTCAAAAATCGTCGGAGGGCCAACATAAGTCATCCTCCGTATGCAATGCTCCTGAAAGATAACCCCGTAGTCACCCGGAACAATCTTCTGAACCTTGCCAAAATTACCGTAGAGATTCTGCGTGTCGGACTGAGTCGCACGAGAAGGCGTCCATAACTCAGTGTTATTGAACCCACTCCACTTAATCGCGTTAGGGTCAGCAGCCAAATCGCCCAGAACCAAGAAATCACCAACAACCGCAATGCGGGAAGCCTGACCGGGAGTACCCGGAAGGTTCGCAAAAACCGTAGACGATCCCATATCGTAGTACTGAGGCACATCGCCATCACTAACGGCTATCACCCTATCGCCAAACTTCTCAAACTCCCAATGTGTCGTGGCGCTATAAGCTCCGGTACTAGACGAAATCTCATCCCACGCATTGGCAGAAGTCAGGGAATACAGATCACTCGCATCACCCGCAAAGTTAAACGTGTTCTCATTCGAGTCTTTGAACCATGCAGAACCCAAACACATAGAACTCAGCGCGTCAGTGAACGACTGAAGCCCTTTCAAGTCCGTATAACTGTCAATTAGTGGAATACAGTTCTTCGCCACGATGCAGCCGGGATTCTCGTGATCCTGTAGATCAGGCAACCACTCCCCGAACTCGACCCTCATACGATGACCCTCGGTGAGCCTCGTGAAACAAGCGCAGAACCGTTGAACTGTGAACCCCTCTGAGCAGTCTTCAGAGACTCTTTCTTCTCGTTCAGCTTGGCTTCGTAATACTCCGCACCCTCAAAGTCCTGAAGGTAGATACAGGCATTCTTGAGCGCACAAAACAGATAAATATCGTAATGGTTCGTCAGTAGCCAGTTCGTGTCAGAGTCATCAGAGAAAGCCGTAAACCGCTTGTAATAGACAATATCCACCGTCAAAGACGAGGATGGTGCAGGGGCCAATACCAGATTCGAGCCTTCAATGGTGTAAGCCTGCGGATTGCCGGAATTATCCCAAACATTCGACTCACGCATAATTTCAGGAGTCAGATAATCCAGCGTTCGACCATAAGACACATCAAGAGACACGCTACGCGCATCGAGAAAGCCCGTAGGCAACGCAGTGTTACGAGAGGAAGCCGTAAGCGTACCCGTAGTCAACTGCTCCCTCACGCGAATATCACGCGCAATCTCAGCCTCACACATCGTCACGATAGTCGTGGTACTGGCAGCGCCCGTAAAATCACTACGCGCCAACCAATTATCAATATCGTTCTTCAGTGTGATATGTGTGGTCATGCCTTATCCTGAGAAGTCAGCCCAATCGTGGAATCCTGCGTCCTGAACTGCGAGTAATCCCGCGAATTCAACTGCATCACCAGATAGGTTTTCCAACTCCACTTATCCGAATGCTTTTGCGCCCACTCTTTGCGCCATTGATGCCTTAAAACAGGGTCAATACTCGCAGCCAAACGACCATGAGAAAGCGGATTCTTCGTGTCGCTTCTCAACCGCTGGTTAGCGTCAAGAATCTTCTGAACCCGATTGCCCGGAGTCGTGTCGAGTGTAATTAACTCATCGCCCTGAATGATCAGGTGCGTCTGAGTCAGCCCGTTATCGCTAAGAATCTGTCTCAACTTTCTTTCTCGGCTTGCGCTTCTTCATGCCTTCGGCAACCTTTTCCTTGGCTTCCTTCTGATCCTTCGCCCGTTCAGGAGAATCAGTGTTGTATCGCTTCGACGTTACCTGAGCCAAACCAGCACCAAGAAATGGGTCAATCTCATCAAAGAAAAGCGGCCTCGTGGCTTCTTCTTCTGTGATTTCCAATACGTCTGTGGCCTTCATCAGAGTCGATACAAGGCCATCTTCCAGTGAGACTACCTCACCTTCTTCAAGCGCCCTGTAACCTCTCTCACGAGCCTTACACTTGTCTCCGTCGTAGTCTGGATGAGCCTCGACCATCGCATCTGGATCAATGATCTGAACCTTGTTCGTGGCAGGCTTACCCTGAAATGTTTTGATCTTTACGTTCTTCATATCGCCCTCGTAGGTGGAAAAAGAGAAGGGGGAGCCGAAACTCCCCCGTATGACTTAGGCAGTCATCGCCGTGGTGTCGTTGATCGCAGCCACTACCGCGCTTGCAGCTTCGTTGTTGGACTCTACAGTCCAATCAGCCAGCAGCATTCGACGTTCGTGGTCGCCAATCTTCGCAATCGTTTCGGTCTTGAAACCGTCCAGATACGAAATCGCCCAATACTCGGTATCCAGTACGAATACTTCTGAAGTAGTCGCGCCAGAGGGAGAGAAGCGGTTAGGGACGATCTCAACCACACCGAAATCGGTAACGTAAAGGTCTACCGCACCGATGACAGTCGCGCCGCCTGATGCTTTCTTGCCCTGATCCTGATACTGAGTCGCAACCCGTGAACTGGATGAGAACAGGAACGTAGACATACGCTGCTTCATCTCAGTCGAGGCCATGATCATGTTGGGATTACCGCCCTGATCGAAACAGCCGCGAATCGCGTCCATCAGAGTCGCCTCTGAAAGTGCTCGTGCCGTACCGACCGTACCAGCGCCGTTCACATAACCCGAAGTCGTACCACTCAGCGTAGGTGAGGAACCACCTGAACCAAGCTGATCATTGGTGCGAATCCAAGCCGGAACACCCGCAGATTGCATTGCAGTCGTGGCATCACCCACTACAGCAACCTTCCGCTTCGTAGCAGCAAGCTCAATGTCTCGCTTCAGTTCCTTGCCAGCCTTCGCAACCTGTCGAGCAATCGCAGACTTTTGGCCTGCCTTGTTCACGACATTGGAGCGACGGGTAACAACCAAATCCTTACGAGAAATCTGGTGGTAGTTACCTACCTTGTTACCGTCTGTCAGTGCGTCACCGCTGAACTCATCACCGTCGATGTGAGCGTTATCAGCAGCCGCAGCCAGTGAATCAATCGTCCACTCTTTGTAAGTCGCATCCGAAGAATGTCGGCCCACGTTCGAGCAGAATGGGGTTTCAGTCGGGCTGATATCGTAAATAATGTCAGCCAAATCTTCACGATTTGTATTCAGATCATACGCATCGAGTGTGTTCGTTGTTTGTGCCATTGTTAGCTACCTTCATAAAAGATTCTCGATAGCAGCAGTCGCGGCATCTATGTTCGCTCGGCCTGACGGAGCCTTTCTGAGTTGTGCTTTGAGCTTGGCGATGTTGTTGCCCTTACGCGATTGCGTTCCGGGCTTCAACGTCTTGGGCAGCTTCTTTACCTTCTTCGCGGCTAAGTCACCACCGTCAATCTTGGCCTTCAGTTCCTCGTTCTCAGCCTGTAAAGCCTTGAACTGGAGCGCCGCCATGATCAAACGTGCATCACCAATCGAAGGAATCTCATCTTCAGAGAAGCCTAGACCCTTCATCACTTCAACGGCTTCAGAGAGCTTTTCCTCTCCCCAACCGTCTACCTGCTCACTCAAGATTTCCCCTTGAGCCTGCAAGAAACTCTCCTGTTCTGCCTGCTTTCGCTGTTCATAAGCGTCTGCTGCGTCCTTAGCCACACTGTTGAGAAAACCTAGCTGGTTATCAGCTTCACGCATACGAGCATTCCACTCAGCAGGGTCTTCTTCTCTCAGTCGTTGCATCTCAGGGCCATCCATCTGCTGGACAACCATCTGCTGCACGTTCTGGAGAGTCGCCGCCAAACTATGGGAGGTAGCTTCGTAGTCGGTATGCTGTCTCTCTCGTGTCGCCTCGAAGTCCCGGCGCTCATCTGCGAGGGCCATAGACTTCTTTCGATAATCGGCTTCTTTCTGGTAGCTTGCCTGTAGCTCGGATAGGGTAGCTGTGACTTCCTCGCCTGCTGCTTTGAAAGATAGCTTCTGGTTCGCCAAAAAGTCCTCAAACGGAACCTCTAGCGCCTCAGCTATCTCCTGCAACGTGCTGGCTGTCTCAGTGCTTTCCTCACTGTCATCAAGCGCGTCATCGCCATCATCATCTTCAGACTCAGCGCCTTCTTCTACAGATTCATCTGTGGTTTCGGGTAGCTCGTCTGAAGTTTCGATACCATCATCGGTATCAAGTTCTGTTACTTCCTCGTTGTCTGCTCTGTGGTCTGCGTCAAACGTGGATTCTGGATTCTCGTCACCTAGCAAGCCTTCAATTCTTGCCGCTGCGTTATCTGTACTCATGCCTTGCCCTCAAATTGCTTATCGTTAAGCGTGGCACCCTTGGAAAACATGCGCCGCTTAACCCTTGTGAGGGCTTGTAACTCTCTGCATAGGGACAGGAGCTTTTCTGTGCCGCCAGATGACGGATAGTTTGCTATCTGAACGACAATACTCTGTTCCTCAGCACCAAAGAAAGCCTGAAACTCAGGGTCAGTGATAAACCTCTCCCCTACGGCTCTCTTGGCTTCGTTACTGTCGCGTTTTAAAGACATATTTCACCCTCAATGGAGTGATTTTATAGCCCTGTGGTCAGAAGCGTTTGCACAGATGTACAGTGAAATCAGGCTTCTTTTTCGTAATACTGATCTGCCTTGTCGCCGTAAAGCATCGCAGCAGCAGCAGGGATCGCTATGCCGTACTTCTTGGCTATGGTGATGATGGACTCATCGAATACAACGTAGTTAGAGGTGCCGCCTTCTGCGCCTCTGGAGAAGCCGTCTTTGTAGCGGATGCCTTTAATTCCTGCCTGTCTCGCCCTTTCCGCAAACTCTGGCGTCACCATTTCATCACCGCGAATCCTGTTGGCTTTCGCATACTCAACCAAGACGTTCGCATCTTCTGGCGACATACCCTCCACATAGTCATTGCTGAACGTCAGAGACTCATAAAGGTCTTGCTCCGTCATGCTGTCGTATTTCAAGAAATCATCAACATACGCCTTCTTTTTAGGATCAAGGTTAGGATTGTCGGAATACCCCAACGCCTTCCTCACAGCCTCACTCTGCTCGCTCAACGGCTTATCCCAATCAAGGAACTCGTCAGGGGATGCGTCAATCTCAACCTCATAAGTCCAAGCCTTCGGCTCAACCATTTGGAGTTTAGGCTCTACATATCTCTGGTATACCGCAACTTCTTCTGGAGAAAAGTTTTCGATCACATATCCCAAATCGTCCATGTTGCTTGCTTGAGATATGTTGGAGAACACTGAGTCTAGTTTTTGCTGATCGTCTAGCAGATCGTAAATTTCGTTTGCATCTATCCCAAGTTCAGCAAGCTCATCAAAGTCTCTTGTGTATTCTTCGCCACGCTTAAACTTCTCTATGATTCCATCAACCTTTTCGTATGCTGCATCGAAATCATCAGCATCATCTAGCCTCATGTTGACCCATTCGCTAATCATAGGCTCATCTATCGCGGAGTCGTATATCTCTTTAAACCTCTCCCTGATCTCGCCCGTATAGACTGCATTAGCAGGCTTCCCGTCAACCTCAAGCCTCGGCTGAGAGAACTGCTCAAGATATTCATCCTTAACTGCGGGATTCTCGGCAAAGTACAACCCATACCCATAAGCCTGAGCGCCCTCGCCTGTGCCTATAGCATCCATTGAGAAGCGGTCGAAGTCGTGAGGAGAGGCATGTAGCGCCTTTATCTTCTCTTTTACAACATCACCAGCAGCGTTCACCTGAGAGCGTGAAGGCACAAACGGCAATGCACCAAGCGCAGCGCCCCCAACCATAGCCGCCTTCGTAGTCCACGGGGAGTCATCCCAGTTCTCTTTAATGTCGGTGTAATCCGCATAAGCACCCGCAATATCACCCACTCCGGGGATCATCGACGTACCTAGCGCAGTCATATCTTCTGGGCGCATCTCAGACAGGAATGAGAGGATTTTGGAGTTATCAACCCCCCATTGCTTCGCCTTCTGGAACCTGTCGTTCAGCGTGGTCTGAATGTCCTCTGGCCCCATCGTATCAGGGAACTGAACCCGCTTATCGCCTATTTGGACTGTGGGCATTAGCTAGTCTCGCCTAGTGCAATCTGATCCTGTACTGACTTCTCAAGGCTTACTTCGCCGTCATTATCCCGCACTTAATACTCCAGATTCAGGGTCATAAACGTAATCCGCTACCTGATCCCCCGGCTGCGCGGCCTCGGCTTCCTCCAGCTTCTTAATCGTGTCGGCCTGTAGATTCCTCACCTTGGCCTTGGATTCCTCAGCCTCGATGCCCTTCTCTACTTGGAACTTCTCACGGTCATACTGAAGCTGCTCGTAGGCTAACTGAAGCTCCTGAGCCTTGATCTGGGTCGCGTTCTGCTCCTTAGCCATAGCCAACTGAGCATCACTCTGAGCCTTCTGCGCTTTCGTCTGAGAGTCCATCTGATAAGCCTGACTCTGAGCCTGCGCCACAATCATCGCGGGGTCAGGTGGAGCCTGTGCCGCCATCTCCTGCTGCTGCTGCATCAACATCTGATCGCGCTCTGATCCCGGCTTGATGAAGTACTCACCTACATCACCGAAGTCAGCAGCGTTAATCAACTTCTCAAGCGTGTTATACAGTTCTTCCTTATCCGCAAGACCCGCTTGCATCGCCTCGCGCTGAATCTGAAGCAACTGAACTGCCATCTGAATAGTCTGCTGCTTGTTGTTGAAGCCAAGCCCGACATTCACGGTCATATCCGTTCTTTCGCGCCATTGGGTAGGATCAACTGAAATCCACTGGCCTCGGAGCTTCACCGCATGGGCAATGTCAGGACACATACGGATCAACTGGTGAACCTTGCGATACAACCGCTTCACACCTGTCTCAGCGAACACCCGAACCAGCATCTCGATACGCTCTGATGCCTTCTCCATGCCTGCCATGAATGCGCCCATCGTAGACTCTTGCAGGACACTTGGATCAAGGGCGAGGTTAGGCGCGATACCTGTCCTCATCTGTCTCTGTGAATCAACATGGTCAATCAGGGGTAGCATCTCGCCTACAATCGACTGCGTGACTTCAGGCGCAACACTCATCGAAGGATCGCCACGTAACGGTATCCACTCGGCCTGAATGTTCAGCATCGCATCCATCGTGGTGCCATCCTCCAAGAGCGCACCCTCGTTGATGAACTTCCTGCGATTGTTGATGCGGTAGATGTTGTCCAGTAATTGTCTGGTCAGAGTCGTTTTCAACTCCTGCAAGTCCTCAACCGCATCGACCATGCTCATGCCAGCGTGGGTATGGGTCATAATGATCGAGGACAGCGACACAATAGGCTGATAGGCGGTTTCTTCGTTCTCGAATATCTCGCCGCCTACCATGACAATCTTACGGTACTCAGCAAGGCCGTCACCGTCTACGTCAATATGCGTGTAGCACTCATGCACCCACAGAAGGCGAGTAGAGTCATCTTCGCTATCGTCACCATCTGGCGACTCATCATCGTGGAATAGGCGGTTTACGCTCTCTGTATTCCAAGTGTAATCATCACGAGTCCCGGCAACGTCCAACTTCTCACGGTCAAAGCCTTCTTCGACTAACTGTGTGTAGGTCTTGCGTACTCGGTGACAGACAAAGCCGCACTCATCCGGGTCAATATTCGGGGTGTGGCACTCATCATCAACAAGCACCTGATCCGGGGGCAGTGATTCAACCTTGAGCTTGTAGTCAGTCCAAGTCTTTTTGGCCTCCACATCGAACAACTCGACAGGCTGGCCCTGAATCATCTCAGTGCGGGAATCCTGAGAGATGATCTCAACACCCTCAGACTCCATCAACATGCTCAACTGAACCGGATCAAGCCCTTTGTATTCAGATGTCTCTGCCCTTTCACGCTCGTCGATATACGCCTTGATGTAACCATTCGGGTACATGAGCGCATCTTTAAACCACGAGTAATGCGCCAGAAAGCCATCGCCATCATTGGCCTTCATAACCTTGTGATTGACCACATCAGTCTCTTGGTCAGCAGCCATCTCGTCTTCTTCGTTCACGCCATCAAAGACTACCGTCTTATCGCCTGACGTAAACACCCGGAGGATAGAGGGCATGACCCACTCAACCGTTTCAAAGACCTCTCTGGTCGTGTATTTCGAGTAACCATCGCGCTCAGTGCCGTACTGGTCGCCACGATACCGCTTCAGTGAATTCTCTCGAACTGTAGACAGATCACCACTCTCGTCATTCATGGAGGAAGCTACCTTCCTGCCGATGAAAGCCTTGACCTGCTCGTCTGTCATTGATTTATCTTTCATACCACATGCTCATAAGATGGGTTTGTGATGGGGTTAAAGGATTTCTTGCGGGTATACGCCCTGCTAGATGAAGTGCGCTCCTCTAACTGATCCGCAAAACTGCCTTTCGGCCCTCTGTAGCCCTGCGCGTGTGTTCTGATTGCGTCAGCAGCATGTTGGCAATCGTTGTCCTTCGGGGTCTTTCTGAATACCGTCCTGCCTTTGGGGTCAGGATTGGGGTCAGACTTCCACATATAATTTTCTAGCCTGAGAATACCGTCAGCACAGCCTTCCTCGTCGATCTTGTACCGACTCATACGACCACGCAGCATCTCGATACCGTCATTCAGGACAGGGATTCGAGGCACAAGCTCAACTTTATCGGGTACGAGCCTTTGCAGTATGTCTACCTTCCTCTCCAGATACCCAAGCCCTGTCTCCTGCCGCTTCGTTGCGTCATGGGGTACATAGTGCCGCCCATAGACCCAACCATTCTCACGAGCGAAGTCAGCAAGCCTCTCGGCATACCACGCAATATCAACGTCCCGGTACTCGTAATATTTGATGAAACAGTCCCATTCGCCCTCTCTCTGGTGAAACCAGATGGAAGTGAAATCATCAAGGCCCAAGTCCCAAAACGTGTTTACAGGGGCATGGCGGTTTACCGGAAGCCTGCATATGCGGCCCTCTTTCCGCATTGACTTCAACTGCTCTGCGAGAATGACTCCCTCTAGGAGTTTGGAAAATGCTTCTTCAGGGGTAGCAGGGTATTCCTGCTTCATCATATCGCCCTGATCTTTGCTTTTGGTGATGTACCAAGCCTTCTGTTCTGTCGTGAGCCTTATGCCTTCCGTAGCCTCAAGCTCACCGAAATACTCCCTCATCGCGTCATCAATAAAGGGGGTAACGCCCTCTAGGACGTACTCTGGATGCTGCCACCAAGGGTAGAAATGCGCTCTGTAATCAAGTTCAGATAGATTGTCAGGGTTATGCCAAGCCTCATAGAACATATCTTTAAACTTGCCATCACCCTCAGCCGTGGACTCGATGAAGATAAACTGGCCCTTAGCCACCGTATTCAAAGAACCGGAAATAATTTCCTTGGCCTTATCCGGGTACTTCGCGCATATCTTCCCGAACTCAGAAACATGGAGGTACTGTAGCGTCCCTGAGCGCATGGACGTACCTACCCTGATCTTTGACCCATTGGCGAATGAAAGCTCTCTCGCGCTGTCTGAACGAGCCGGAACCTTCTCTTTTAGCCAATCAGGAAGATGGTCGTAAGCGAACTTTATTTTGTCATCAAAGAACGCTTCAGCATCTTCCCGGTTATGAGCAATCACACCCGCACTCACGTTCTCACCGAACAGACATTGATCAAGGAAGTAAATCTGAATCAGCGTGGTCATGCCTAGCTGTCGAGCCTTCAGGATAATGTTCAGATACCACATATTCTTGAGCAGCAGACGTTGCGCCCAATTCACTTGCAGCTTGACCTTATTGCCGCCTTTATCCTTGATGTAGTAGAGGTTGTTCAGTCTCCACCACTTGTCCTCGATGTTCTTCAATCCGGTACCTGTACGAATGGAGAATTGTTCTGCGTGGCGCTGGCGAATGCCTCAGCCATTTCAGAACTCATGGAGTGTTCAGTCTGCTTTCTGTCTGCGTAGCCGTGAGAAGAAAGCATCATCTTCACGATGTTGGAGTTAAAGTCGCCAATCAGCCCTTTATTGATGAGCATAGTTGCTTGTTTTGACAGCAATTTCTCTAAGGTGTCCGAAAATGAACACTTGTCCTCCTCATCTGCCCACTTGTATACCGTTGATCGAGCCACGCCAAGGTATGTAGCCAGCCCTTCAACTGACGGAAGCGCCTCGTATTCTTCGCCTGCGCCATTCTTGTACCCGCCATCTACATACTCATCTGCGAGGCGTTGCATATCAGGCGTATACTTACTTTTTCTTCCCGCCATCTGCCTTTACCTGCTTTGCTTTCTTGGGTTTTCCAAATATCGCATCGAAGTTATCTGAGAACTTCTTATGGTCTACTGGTCTGGGCCAACTCCCTTTGCTCATTAGTGGACTCCTGCGAATTGGATACGTTCTTCTGTTTCTACGGGTACGAACTCACCGCCTTCCCGCTTGATCTCTACCTCAATACCATTTTCGCCTTGCTTCGATCTGAGGAAGTACAAGGGAGCCATGCCTGAATCGTCTACCTCGTCAAATGCCGGGGATATGCCGATAATCGAAAGCATCAGGCTCCCGTAATTCTCGACAACCCGGAAGGGTGCGAACTTCAACACTGAGAATGTCTCGCAGAGCGTTTCACAGTTATCAAAGTAGTGGCTCTTTGGCATTTCAATAACGCCCATTCTTACATTCATGCTGCCTTGCCCTCCAAGTAGCCGTATCGTGTGGTGTAGTGAATGATCTCGCCCTCGAAGTGAATATCTGGGCTGAACCTCAGTAAGTGAGAGTCGCCGTGAATGTTCACCGTAATGCCTCTGCCTCGTGCCTGCCCTATCAGGTATTCATTACAGGGGCGCTCATACGCGAATTCGGAGTCAGTATGATTATCAACCCCGTAGATATTGATTTCTTTATGCCCTTCTAGGATTGCCAGAGAGAGCATGTAGGCTATGGATGAATTGAAGTAATCTCCGAACTCATCTATGGCCTGCTGTAATGGGAAAGCGACAGAGGCGGGTATATCCTCATGTTGCTGCTGCATGATGATAGGTACATCTGTAGTTTTCAGCAGATTTCGGTACTCGCCTCCCCGCCGCTTCCACAAACTTTCGTCGTGCATCTCGAATAGCTTTGTATATCGGTGCGATAACTGGCTCCACGGCAGACCCCAAGATTCCTCTCCTGTCGGGCAGAGTCTTTCTGATGGAGACAGTCCACAGATATTCACAATAACTCCTTTGCAACCTGAACCGCGATTGATCCTGCTACGGCAGCGCCCGTTGCGTACATCGCTACCTTCTGGTTCAGCAATGCGTATTTAGTTTTTAGATCGTTGATCTCTACCTGCTGATCCTTTGATTCTTGCTTCAAGTCTTTTAGCGTCGAGATAATTAGCGGCCTCAATACCGCAAAGCTCGTCGCTTCCTCAAGTTCGTCGCTCATCCATTAGCTCACTATTCGATGGAATCCTAGCCCTACCCCTGCCACGCCAACTGCAACCTTATTGTCTAGTGATACAGGCCACTTAATGACTGCAAGCTGCTCATATTCCTCATACTTTCTGTTCCACAACTTTTCGATACAGAACACGGGCTGCATCGTTTCAATGACTTTTTTGTCATTCTTGTCAAACCCAAGCGCAGTATCAGAATCCCATGCCACTTTATCGCTGCTGCCCACGTAATTCTTAACAGAGGCAAAGTCTCCGTAGATAGAGGTGTACGCCTCATTGAACCAGAGCATCTTGCCTTCCCGATTTTTCAGCCACATGGGTACAGGGGCTTGCTCGCAGAACTCAGCCAGAACCCCGGTCATCGGCCCCTCATTCTTGAGCGCAGACTCAAACGCAACAAGGTCAGGAGCCTCCATCTTGCCGAAGATGGTTTCTAGTCTGACGATGTTCTCATCAATTCGCTGCATTCTGGCTTCTCTATCTGGACTCATCTTCACGCTCGATCAATCCTGTGCTTATCGCACCATTCTTCATACTGCGCCTCAGTCAGGAATCGGTAGTTCCTCATCACGCCACCGAAATAATTAACTGACTCCGTTACACGACCCATTGCGTTACAGAAAACAAACTCTTTCGAGCCTATCCGACAAACCACCGCAGCATGTGGGACACCATTGAATTCGCCATGCGTAACACGAGGCGCAAAGTTCCACGCCCTCAAGGCGCGATACCACATATCCGCTTTGTCATCACAATCACCACCACCACGAGCAATACAGAACGGAACACTGAACAGAGTTTCAACCCGCTCTGACTTGTAAGGGAATCCCCGATCAAGAGCGAAAACTGCCCTCGCAAACTTTTCCTCCGGTGATCTGCGAAACCAGCCAAACATTACACAAGTATCCTTGACGCATCGTGACCACCCGGAACGGCAAACAATGGCGGGGGCGTATGAACATTCCCCTCATCGTCTACCACTGGAGTCCGTGGGTAAATCTCGTCGTACAAAGCTTTCAGTTCAGCGTTGCCGGGGACGTCCTCAAGCACAGGATGCTTCACCGTGTAGGTCTGCTCCGGCACTTCCTCACCATCGCCATACACAGGAACTTGCTTGTAGCCCTCGATCTCGTCGGTTGTCTCGTAGTAATCCAGCACCATTACCGGGGTTTCAATGACCTCAAGTAGCTCACCATCTTCTCCGTAGACATTGCGCGTCTTAACGACTCCGGCCTCGATAGGCTCTGGCAGTT